TATTGTTGATTATGAATTTAATGAGGGAACAGGTACTGCCGTATCAGATAGTGTAGGAGGTCACGATTTAACAATTGAAGGTTCGGGGTATTCATGGAGCGATACCAATAAAAAAAGAGATAACTCCTTAAATATTGGATTTATTGGTGATTCTAACTGTGTGTCTAGAGCGACAGCGGAGGAAGTAACAAAAGCAAACCCATCATTACCTTTAGACGGGAACATTGATTCAGTAGCTTACTGGGACGGCATATCTTTTGAGCAGTCAACGTTAAACATGAATTTAGGCGGTGATGTTGGCGTTGGTCAGTATGGCGTAGAATATATTGTTTCTGAAAAAATAAAAATCGAACTAGATAGAAACACTAATATATTAAAATATGCTTTAGGGGGTTCACAATGTACTAATGGGGGAGATTGGAACTCTTCAAACGGTTCTTTAATGAGTGGTTTTTTATCTGAGGCGAACAAAAGTAGGATAGAGTTAGATGTTATTGTGGTATTTTTAGGTGAAAACAGTGCTACTAACGCAACAGACTCAGGGAATTACGAGTCAGAGCAATTACTATTAATTGATAAGATAAGGGATAATATTAAAAACGGTATTAACATACCTATTATTTTAGTTCGGTTATATGATTTTACGGCTGAAAATATAATAGCAGAAATACCAACGATTCAAGCGGCTCACGATAATATTGAACTAACAAAAAGGAAAGTGACATTGGTTCATCCGCAAAATATAACAGGCGTGAAATCTGACGATGCTCATTTTGATGGTTACGGAATTAACGCTTTAGGTTTTGAAATTTTCAAAGAAATAAAAAGAGTAGTTTAGCATGAAGCCATCAATGAATTTAAGCCTTTCAGAGGTTTTAATAAGCCAAACAGCTAAACGGTTACAAATTTCAAATGAGCCTACTGAGGAGCATTTAAACAACCTTAAACAAATAGCTAATCACATATTTCAACCTCTTAGGGATGGCTTAGGTTATCCAATTTACGTGAGTAGGAAAGTAATATGAATTAAGTAGATTTGGGGCACTCACAGACTATGTGAGTGTTTTTTTTGTTAAAATACATAAATATTTTGTATTTACCCAATTTTTTTTTATAAATCAACCTATATTCATTTACAAGACAAAATGGTATGAAAGAAAAGTCACTAGAATTTAATTACGTAGCAAACTACACTGTTGGTGGTAAATCAACTATTGAGCTATTTAGTGGTCTAGACCATGCTGGAATTGTTGCAGATGATTTTATATCTGAATTCAAATATCTTGAATCTATATCTAGTGAAATTGAAATAAAAATTAATTCATCTGGAGGCTCAGTTATGTCGGGACTAAGTATAGTTACTACTATATTGGATTCAAAAATACCTACTACATCTAGAATTGTTGGAGTTGCTGCAAGTATGGCTTCGGTTATTGCATTAGCAACTGACAAAACAGTTATGATGGATTTTGCTTTATTAATGATGCACAATCCATTTTCTCCATCTGGAGATGCTGAAGATGACCAATTAACAGCTTTCTCAGGAATGCTTAGAACAATCTATAAGAATCGTCTTGGAAAGGATGATGAGGAGATTGAGTTGTTTATGAATGGAGATGAGGGTAAGGATGGTACTTGGTTTAATGCTGAAGTTGCATTAGGACTCGGTTTAATCACTGGAATTGAAGATACAAGTATTCAGAAATCACTTGAGCAAAACCTATCAGATTTACAGGAGACTGTAGACGCTGAGGACATGGTTAATGAACTGCAAATGATAGCCGCTAATTTGGTTATAGACGAAAAGAAAATAAAGAAGTTTGACGCTGAGAATGGGGATGCTGCGGTTATTACGGATGTTGTAAATGAAAAAGAACCTAAACCTAAAAACAATAGTAATATGTCGTTAGAAAACATCTCAGCATCTCTAAAAATTAAGGATGCGACAGTTGAAGCTATCGAAGCAAAAGTTAAGGATATCGTTGCAACAAACGCATCTTTAGAGACTAAGGTAGCAGACACCAATGAAAAATTGGTTGAAGCTAACACTAAGTTATCTGAAAAAGATGTTGTAATCGCTTCTGTTAATGCAGAGTTGGAAACAGCTAATGCAAGCAAAGTTGAGGTTGAAGCAAAGATTGAAGGATTTGAAGCTAAGATTAAAGGGTATGAAGCTGAAAAAGCTGAAGCTCACAAAGTAACAATTGAAACAATGGTAAATGAAGCTGCTGATGCAGGTAAAATTACTTCAGAATCTAAGGATACTTGGACTGGTTTATTGGAAGCATCTTTTGAAACAGCATCTGCTGCATTGAATGGATTAACTTCTGTAACAGCAGGAAAAGTAAAATTATCTGATAAGGTTTCGGCTAAAGCTGAAGTTGTTGCTGATAAGAAAGTAGAAGAAGTTAAGTTACCATCCATTGATGCTTTGATGGATGAAATTAAAAAGTCAAACAAATAAATTAGTTAATAATGGCGATTTCGCAAAGTTCAAGCTATAGTGGTGAGGTTTTAGAAGCATTCATCACAAAAGCGGTTACAGGTAACGATACAGTAGACAAAGGTTCTATTAAGATTAAATCTGGAATTCAATACAAATATACATTACCAGTTATTCAAGTTGGAAATATCATTCAACCAAGAGTAGCTACTCCAGTTAGTTCTGTAGGAGATTTCGTTATCACTGAGCGTCAATTGACTCCAACTGATTTCATGGTTTATTCAGAATTTAATCCTAGAGATTTAGAGTCTTTCTGGAAATTTGCACAACCTGAAGGAAATTTGGTTTTCAGAACTTTAGACCCACAAACACAAGTTGCGTTGGTAGGTGAGTTAATGAGAGAGTTAAATAGATATTTAGGTCAAGCTATCTGGCATGGTGTTAAAGATATCACTGGAACATTTACTACAGTAACTCCAGCAGGAGGTGTTGCATTAGGAGATTCAGCTTTAGCATTAGATGAATTTAACGGATTACTTCCTAGAATTCTTGAAGATGCAAGAGACGGTGCTGTTGGAAGTAAACCAATTTTAGCAGGAAATACTGAGATTACTACTACAACTGAAATCTTAGCTGCATTAAACGCAGTATTTAACGCTATTCCAAAGGCATTAAGAGGTAAGGCTGATTTAAAGATTATTATGGATATTGCTTTGTTTGATTTATACGATCAAGCATTGATTGAAGCTAACTTTAAGCACGCTGATTACACTAACACAAACGTTCAAAGATTTAGAGGTATTGAAATCGTTCCTACGAATGGCTTCCCAACTTCTACAATCGTTGCTGCAGTTGCTAACACAGGTCAAGATTCAAACTTATGGATGGGTGTTGATTACGTTAATGATTCTGAGGTTCTTCAAGTAGCTAAAGTTCAAGAGAATTCTGAACTATACTTCTTCAAGATGTTGATGAAAGCTGATACAGTGGTTGCAAAACCTTCTGAATTAGTTTACTACACACCTTACGTGTTAACGGCTTAATAAGAAATAATAAAGTAACCTAAGAGGGGTGGGGTAGAAACTACCTTACCCCTTTTTTTATAAATAATTTTAACACAATAAATAAGATATAGATGGCAACAAGTAAAATAAATTTTACGGTAACCGATGGAAATCTTTTCACAACGGTTGCAGGTGCAGACTACGTATCATCTCTTGTTTTTGATGTAACTACAAGTCCTTCTGATGGAACTGCTATTTCAGCAGATGGTGAAGTTCACCAAATTTTCTCTGTTAAGCAGGCTGAAGAATTGGGTATTACTGGATTAGAAGCTCCATATGAAACTCCAACAGGAGATGAGTATGAAGGTGGAGTGGTTCACAAACACATCTCAGATTTCTTTGCAGTAAATCAAAATGGAGAATTATATGTTGGTCTTGCAGATATGTCTACAGACTTTACTCATATATCTAGAGTACAAACTGTAGCACAAGGTAGAATACGTCAACAAGGAATTTACACACCACAAGAATTGTTTGTTGCAGGAACACCTTATACGGTAGACCATGTATCTGCAATTCAATCAATAGCTGATGGTGATGCAGACAATAATAAACCATATTCAGTAATTCTTCATGCGTCAGTAGCTACTTTTTCTAGTGGAGCTGAGAATGTTGAAATTGAGGATATACCAACCGCTATTGGTACAAGTAATAGAGTATCTGTTACTATGGGTCAAGCAAATGATGAGATTACTAACGCATTACAAGATAACAATACTACTAAGGCAACTGTAGGATGTGTTGGTGCATTAATGGGAGCTTTATCTTTAGCAAATATTCAAGATTCTATTGGATGGACAGCTAAATTTGATATTGCATCTGTTATCACAACT